CCCGGCCAACCTGCTCGAGGCGGCAAACACGATGGGCCTTCCGCTCTACGCCCGCCAGCACCTCGACGAAAAGGGCCGCTGGATCGACCTGATGACGGAAGCCTCGATCCTGCCGGTGAACAAGCGGCCGCGCATCGCGATCCGCATCCACACTTCGAACTGACGGCTCCGACATGACCGTCTTCGCCACCGCCATGGACCAGATCTATGCCAACCCGTCCATGGCGGCGGCCGCTGTCTGGATTTCCACCACAACGTCCGAGGAACGCCCGATCCGCGTCATCCGCCGCGCCCCGGATCGCATCACCGAATTCGGCGCTGGACGGTTTGTCAGCGACACCATGGTGGTCGACGCCCCCGTATCCGACCTGCCCGATCCTCGCACGGGCGATCTGATCGTGATCGGGGCCGACAGCTTCACCATTCAGGGCGAACCGCTGCGCGACCGCGAACGTCTGATCTGGTCGCTGGAACTGCGGCCATCATGAAGCTGAAGATCGCGTTCGACCCCGACCTCGTCGCCCTGATGCAGGCCGAAATCGCCGCCGGGGAAAAGGCCGTGTCAGCTGCCATGCGCGAAGCTGGCGCGTCCCTGAAGTCCGCCTGGCGAGGCCAGATCACTGGCGCGGGCCTCGGCCCCAGACTGGGAAACAGCATCCGCCTTGCCAGTTTCCCGAAATCGGGCGACAGCCTGAACGCGGCGGCGCTGGTCTGGTCAAACGCCCCGGTGATCATCAGCGCACATGACTCCGGGCCGCTGATCCGGTCCAAGGACGGGTTCTGGTTGGCCATCCCGACCCCGGCCGCCGGGAAAAGCACCAAGGGTGGTCGGATCACTCCCGGCGAATGGGAACGCCGCACCGGGTTGCGCCTGCGGTTCATCTACCGCCGCAGCGGGCCCAGCCTGCTTGTGGCCGAGGGGCGGTTGAATTCGAAAGGCCGGGCCGTGGCATTGAAATCCAAGACCGGGCGCGGCATGGCGACTGTCCCGATTTTCCTGCTGGTACCGCAGGTCAAGTTGCGAAAGCGGCTGGATTTGGCGCGCGATGCAGAGCGGGCGGTGGATGGCGTGCCGGGGTGGATCGTGGCGAATTGGCGCTAAAATGAGTGGAGAAGCCGTGAGAAGAAATCTGTATTGCCACCTTTCGGATAATATTAAGCAGAAAATTAGAACTCACAGCAATAAGCAAAGAGTACACCGGCCTCTTTCTTTCAAATGAACTGAAGCGACTCAAGAAAGCGAACTACTCGCGGGAGTCCTCAATGAAGCTTGCGTAGAATCGAACTTTAAGATCTTCGAGATCACGCGACCAAACGATGCGGTTTCGTTTATGAAAAGATCGCTCGGGATTGAAGTGGCCATCGAAACCGTACCAATAGTAGTATCGGCCAGTGTCGGTATCGCAACCGAGGGAACCACGATATTGATACCAGTCAGCAGGAAAGTAATCTGCATTGTGAATGTGCACAACGGCATTCACGAATACCTTCGAGCCCTCGGTGTTTACACCAGTCAAGACAAGGCTGGATGCCCGGCCCCAACTAAACTTCCTACCTTTGGCCAACGAGTTTACAAGATCGCTAATTCTTTTTTCAAAAGTGGAAGCAGCACTCTCTTTTGTGGAAACAAATGTGACAGCTCGCTCTTCAAGGGTCATTTGCTTAGACTTACGAACTGAGTTTATCACATCAACTTGAATTCGGCCGCTATGCTCTTTGAGTGTGTAGCTTACGAAATCTCCTTGCGAAATCTCCAAAACGCCAGATCGCTTCAGAGACGATGCATGGACAAAGACGTCTTTACCGCCGTCGCTTGGCTGAATGAAACCAAAGCCCTTTCCAGAGTCATAAAACTTCACAATTCCTTCAGACATTCAACTACACCCTCTGCATCTGCATCTGCTTTGAAGGATAGGCCTGGGCGATCAATGGATCAAGATCCGCAGTGTCCCGGCATTCGGCGCGATGGGAACGCCTGGCTGAAAAGAAGGAAAGGCAACTACCAATGCCAACCACCCGCGAAACCATCCTCGCCGCGCTGCACGCGCGGCTGCAGCCGCTTGCCGCCCTTGTTCTGCGTGACGAGGTTCTGCCCGAGCGTATCCCTGCGGCGGGGCTGATCATCCTGCGCGACGGGCAGCCGGGCGAACCGGAAGTCACGCTGTCGCCGCTTCGCTACTACTACCAGCACAGGGCCGAATTGGAGGTGGTTGTTCAGGCCCCGAACGGCAGAGCCACGGTCTTCGACACCCTGATCGCCGCCATCGGCACGGCGCTGGAAGCCGACCGCATATTGGGCGGCCTCTGCGATTGGGTCGAACCGGAAGCCCCTGCCTCCGTCGACCTGCCCATCGAGGGCGCGGCGGCGCTGAAGGCGGCGATCATCACCGTCGTACTGCACTACTCAACCACCGGCCCTCTGGCCTGACACCCCCAACATCGAGGAGACCCCCATGGCACGTGCGCAAGGCGCGCGGGCGCAGATGGCGCTTGCGTATGAGACGGTTTACGGCACCCCGCCGGTCAGTGGGTTCCGATTGATGCCCTTCGCCCGGACCACGCTCGGGTCGGAGCAGCCACTGCTGGAATCCGAGCTGCTGGGATATGGCCGCGATCCCTTGGCTCCGATCAAGGATGCGGTCACCGCCGACGGCGAGGTGGTGATCCCCATCGATGTGGAGGCCTTCGGGTTCTGGCTAAAGGCGGCCTTCGGCCAGCCAGTGACCAGCGGCACCACGCCCAAGACCCACACCTTCCAGTCAGGCAACTGGACCCTGCCCAGCATGGCGATTGAAACGGCGATGCCTGAAGTGCCTCGCTTTGCCATGTATTCTGGCTGTGTGCTGGATCAGCTGACCTGGCAGATGCAACGGTCGGGCCTGTTGACGGCTACCGCACGCTTGGTGGCACAAGGAGAAACCATCGCCGCTGCCACCGCCGCAGGCACACCGACCGCCTTAGCGTTTCAGCGCTTCGGCCATTTCAACGGCACCGTGAAGCGCAACGGCTCGGCCTTGGGCAACGTGGTCTCGGCCGAGATCACCTATTCCAACAACCTCGACCGGATCGAAACCATCCGCGGCGATGGTCGCATCGATGGTGCCGATCCCGCCATGGCGGCCCTTTCAGGCCGGATCGAGGTGCGGTTTGCCGACACGGCACTGATCACCCAAGCCATCGACGGCACGCCCTGCGAGCTGGAGTTCAACTACAGCCTCGGGGCCAACGCCAGCTTCACTTTCACCGCACACGCCGTCTACCTGCCCCGCCCGCGCATCGAGATCGCCGGGCCCCAGGGCGTGCAGGCGACATTCGACTGGATGGCCGCCAAGGCCACCAGCCCCGCCCGCATGTGCACCGCCGTCCTCATCAACACCCTCGCAGGATACTGATCATGATCCGACTTAACCTGACCGCCACGCCGCAATGGCTGGACCTCGCCGCCGACCTCCGATTGCTTGTTGGCCCCCTGACCACCGCACTGATGGTGTCGGCGCGCGCCGATCCGGCCATCGAAGCCTTGCCGGAAGGCGCGACGCAAGAGGCGCTGGCCCTCGCCATGGCCAAGGCCGTCGCCCGTCGCGCGGTGCTGGATTGGGAGGGCGTGGGCGATGACGCGGGCAACATTGTGCCCGTATCACCCGAGGGCATCGACGCCCTGCTGGAAATCTGGCCGGTCTTTGAGGCGTTCCAGACCCAGTACGTCGCCCGTGGTCTGTTGCTGGACGCGGAAAAAAACGTCTCCGCGCCCTCGCTGAGTGGTCCTTCGGCGGGGGCGACCGGTACTGCGCGGCCTGCGCGGGCCCTTGTGCAGACTGCCCCGCAAGACTGAACCGGCCGCAGACACCCGAGGGCTGGCAGGTCTGGGATCTGGTCGGCCGCCTTGGCGGGCAACTCCGCGTCATCCCCGGCGCAGTCCTCGGCTGGGACATGGGCGCAGCCCTCGCCCTCGCCCACGCGCTGGGCATCGACACCCTGATCGCCGCCGAACTGCTGCCCGAGATCGAGGCGGTGATGGTGCGCAAACTGAACGAACAGATGGAAGGAAGCCGCGATGGCTGAAAAACGCGTGTCCGTCCGCCTCGTCGCGGAAGGCGGCCGCCAGGTGCGCGCCGAGTTGGAAGGCATCGGTGATGCTGGCGCGCGTGGCTTTGGCCGCCTCTCGACCGAGATGGAACTGGCCAATACCCGTCTTGCCAGCTTCGCCCGCAAGGCCGGGATCGCGCTGGCGGCGGTTACCGTTGCGGCAGCTGCGGCTGGCGTGGCGATGGTCCGGTCAGGTTTGGAAACCATCGGCACGCAGGCAGACATGGCGGCATCGCTGAAAACCACAGTCGAAAGCCTGCAGGTTCTGACTTGGGCTGGCGAGTTGGCAGGTGTGTCGATGGGCGAGATCGAACAGGCGACCAAGAAGCTGACGACGAGGTTGTCAGAAGCGGCTGCAGGATCGGGATCGGCAATCGGTGCCTTGCAGCGGCTGAACCTGACAGCAGCCGACCTTCAGGCATTGCCGCTCGACCAGCGCATCGTCGCCATTCAGGAAGCCTTGAATCGGTTTGTTCCCGAAGCGGAACGGGCGGCCGTGGCTTCTGATCTTTTCGGCGACAAGGCCGCGCTGGCATTTCTGCGCATCGATCCCGCCACGCTGCGCGAAGCGGCGCAGGATGTGCGCGATTTCGGGGTGGCGGTCAGTGCCAGCGACGCAGCCCAGATCGAACGCACCGGCGACGCCATCGCCAAGCTCAGCCTGATATGGCTCGGCCTGACC